CGGAGTGCTGACCTACATGCGACACAGGAATTGTGTGATACGTTGTATGAAAGACTTAACACAAAGCCGGACTCTGCATTGATGGAGCCTGTTGTAATGTCCAATCGTGTAGCTGTAGCCCTTGCTCGCATATACCAGAGAGGATTTAGAATAGATCAAGAAGCTCTAGCTAGAGTTAAGGATGAGTTTGAGGCAGAGAAAGAGGAACTTGTACAGGCTCTTGACATACAGGTAACAGAGTTGATGGGTGATGTACCCATAAATTTAAACTCGCCAGAGCAACTATCTTGGGTTATCTATTCTCGCAAACCTAAAGACAAGAAAAGATGGGCAGATGAGTTTACATATGGCATGGTAAAAGCTGACTTTCACAACACGATTAACAGACTGTCCAGTAAAATGTACAAAGCTCATGCTGTGCAGTGCTCAACGTGCTATGGTTCTGGTAAAGTACGTAAGACTAAAAAGGATGGCACTCCATTTGCTCGTCCAAGTAAATGCACTACATGTGAGGGTGTTGGCTATCTGTTTAGACCAACTAAGGAACTAGCAGGTCTGAAGTTTTCAGTGCCTAATATGAAATGGATTAGTGCACATGGATTTACTACAAGCAAGGCTAATCTAGAAATGTTGGAGCAGATAGCGTTGAGTAAAAATATGATTGAAGCTGCTACGTTTCTCAAGAATGTGCGAAGGCTAAGTGCACTTGATACATACCTGTCTGCTTTCGTTGATGGCATCAAGTCCTTCACAAAGAATGATGGTATGTTGCATGTACAACTGACACAGCATATGACATCAACGGGCAGGTTTAGTGGGCGTAACCCTAACATGCAGAACATGCCACGTGGAGGAACATTTCCAATCAAGCGTGTGTTTGTATCACGTTTTGATGGAGGCAGTATACTTGAAGCCGACTTTGCTCAATTAGAATTTAGAACGGCGGCATTCTTATCACAAGATGAGGTTGCCATGAAGGAGGTTGCGGAGGGCTTCGACGTGCACAGCTACACAGCAAAAGTTATATCTGATGCTGGCCTTCCAACCACTCGTCAAGAGGCAAAGGCACATACGTTTGCACCTCTATATGGAGCTACGGGGTACGGCAGAGGCGAGAGTGTAGCTGCATACTACCGACATTTTGTACACAAATACAAGGGGATAGCAGAGTGGCACTATCGTCTCGCATCTGAAGCATTAAATACAGGAGTGGTAAAAACGCCATCGCATAGAGAGTTCGCCTTTCCTGACGTATCTCGTAAACGCAATGGTGATCCTACGTTTTTCACGCAAATAAAAAACTATCCCGTACAGTCATTTGCTACAGCGGATATTGTACCGTTGGCACTGTTATACATGGATGATTTACTAGAAGGCAAACAATCCTGTATCGTAAACACGGTACATGATAGTATAGTTGTGGATGTTCACCCGAAGGAGAAAGAATATGTAGTGGAAGTTATCAACGACACAAATAAATCTTTGCACTCCTTGATACTTACGCAGTGGGGTATTGATTTTAATGTTCCGTTGCTACTTGAGGCAAAGATTGGTAACAATTGGCTTGACACAAAAGAGTTATCGTGATATAACTGCACACCTTATCACAGAAGGAGAAACCTATAATGAGTTTGACAACTATTGATACAGACAACTACGCAGAAATGGCGAAAGCTATGGGCATTTCTGGAGAGGCCCAAAAGAGTAGCAAATCCAAAAGTACTCTCGCCAGATTAAAGATCAACCATAGTCCTATCATGGGCATGGCTGAAGTAAACAAGAAGAAAGTTAATGTCGAAGTTGTTGAGGGAGGAACCTACAAGTTGGAACTTCCTGACACAGAGCAGACCTACTATTCTTCTGAAATTAGTATTCGCCCATACATGCAACGCTTTATGTATAAGCGTTTTGTCAAGGGCGTAGGTGACACAAAGAACGCCTTTGTTAAAACTGTCATGGCTGACACATTGACTTGAAGGACACTTCAGGTAAGTTTAACTGTGGCAAACCTGCTGGTTACATCGAAGACTTCAAGGCACTGCCGGAAGATATGCAGAACCTTATTCGCCAGATTAAGCGAGTGCGAGTTGTCTTTGGCACGGTGCAGATGACTGATCCTGTAAATGATCAGGGAGAACCAGCAGAGATTGGTGAAGTTCCGTTCATTTGGGAAGTCGATAATCGAGAAGCATTCAAGACTATCGGTGGTCCCTTTCAAACTCTCTTTCAAAACAAGAGGTTGCCAGTTCAGCATCGTATCGTTGCTAAGACAGTAGAAAGAAAGCTGCCGAATGGAAATTCATACTTTGTTCCTGACGTAGACTTTAACCTGTCTAAACCTCTTACCATTGAGGAGTCTGATCAAACTATGTTTGCTGACTTTCTTGAGTGGATTGAGAACTACAATGAGTACATTATCTCTTCGTGGACTGAGCAAAGTAGGGAGGGCGACGAACTAAATTCGGCGTGGGATTTGCCGGATGAACAAGCACAGGATATTGTTGAGGAGTTCGTAAACATAGAGGAGACAATTCAATAAATGATATCACCACCGTTACTTGAAACGATACTTAACTATCTGGCAACGAAACCATATAGAGAAGTGCACTCTATGCTACATGCAGCACAGCAGGAAATTGCACAAGCACAGGCTGTAGAGGCAGAGGCGGCAAAGGAGAAAGATTTGGGTAACTTAACGGAGGAGGGCAGATAATGAACCATCCTGCTGAACTGGCGGTGCATCAGTACCTTGAGAACGCAAAAGGTAATGACACGAGTATGTCAGAGGACACTATAAATAAGGTGTGTGATGATATACGTGAAGCATTGCACCGTCAGTTTGGCGGTGCTTCAAAGAGAGGAGAATTTAAACCACGTATGTCCAATGTTGGGCGTCCTACATGCCAGCTATGGTATGATAAAAATAAACCGAATGCAGCCATGCCACGATCAACTACATTTGTAATGAACATGATGATAGGGGATATAGTAGAGGCTGTGTTTAAGGCTATACTTACAGAGGCTGGTGTTGAGTACGAGGAAAATGAGAAAACTACTGTAGAGTTTGGTGACGGTGCTAAAGTTTCTGGTACAGCAGACATAAGTATAGATGGTGCTGTTGATGACATTAAATCCGCATCTGCTTGGTCTTATAAAAATAAGTTTGAGTCGTATGATACGCTTCGCAGTATGGATGATTTTGGCTATGTAGCACAACTAGCTGGTTACGCAAAAGGTCTTGGCAAAAAGGCAGGAGGTTGGTGGGTAATCAATAAAGCTAGCGGTGACTTTAAATATGTTCCCGCCAACGGACTTGACATTGAAAAGGAATGTGGTAAGATAAATGCCTCTCTAAAAAAGTTGAGAGAGAATGTGTTTGAAAGGTGCTTTGAACCCGTGCCAGAGTTCTTTAGAGGTAAGACTACGGGTAATAAAGTTCTAACCAAGACGTGTAGTTTTTGTGATTACAGAAAAGATTGTTGGCCTACACTACAGCAAAGGCCAATGATGGCATCACGGGCTGTTAGTCCTAAGATGGTGGACTACGTATATATTAAAGGACAGGAAGGAGGAGTAAATGCTTGAAGAACAATCCCTAGAAGAGTTGCAAGAAACTATTGAGTCGTTATCTACATCGCTGTCACAGACAGCATCAGAGTTAGCGGCTGCTAAGAAAGAGTACAAGGAGCGTAAGACAGCGCATCTGCGTGAGCTATACGAAGCACGTAGTGAAACTGATGCGGCAATACGAGAGGAACTACGGGCGTTGAATATGACACATACTCATGTGTCGCCTCGTCCTTTTAGAGTTAGTTCGTTTCGGTTCTAGTGGACGCACGGCAATTTATAGCTGCGCGTAAGCACGGGTATAGGTCCGGCTTAGAGCACAAGGTTTCCCAATACCTCGACAATCTTTATATTAAATACAAGTATGAGGCTATAAAAATTGAGTGGGAAGACTTGGCTTATCGGACCTACACTCCTGATTTTGTGTTGAGTAATAACATTATTATTGAAACAAAAGGAATGTTCACTGCTGCTGACAGGCGTAAGCATTTATGCATTAAGAAGCAGCATCCTGAACTTGATATTCGTTTTGTATTTGAGAACAGCAAACGTAAGCTTAGAAAGGGAGCTAAATCTACATATGGACAGTGGTGTACTAAGTACGACTTTCTGTACTTTGATAGAGTAATTCCTGAAGATTGGTTAAAGGAGAATAAGAGAAACAAGGTCAGCAAGTTTGTTAAATTCAAAGGCAACAAGAGGAAGATCAAGTGAAAAGTGAACACATAGATAATGAAGACTTTCTAATACAGATTAGTCCACGCCTTGATGAAGATTTAAACTGGACAGGACAGGTAGAAATAAATATAATATCGTCAGATGAATCTTGTTTAGGTAACGAGGATATGGGAGCGTTGCTTTTCTTTACACAAATGATTTGTGCCGCTGTACCTATCTATGAGGAACATGATAGTATTCGTGAGATGGCTGCGTGGTTGGTGAATCAGAAGTATTCAACGGAGGGGAAGAAGAAACTTAATGGTGGAGAAAAAAAGGCGCAGGTAGTAAGTACGGAAAACAACGTAATCAAGATAGACTTTAACCCCAAGAAGGAGCGACACTGACATGCCTACTCTAATGAGATATGATACATATGATGATAGCTTACCCAGTGATGTAGAACGTCAGGACGATGTAAATAATCCACAACACTACAATACAAATGGCTTAGAAACTATTGACTTGATCAAGCAGTCCATGTCGGAGGAAGAATTTAAGGGTTACTTGAAAGGTAACATTCTAAAGTACGTAAGCAGGTATCGTCACAAACATCCAGCGGAGCCGAAGAAAGATTTGCTAAAAGCCGAATGGTATCTAACCAGATTATTGAAAGAGTGGTAATATGATTGTACAAATTCTGATGACATTAAATGTTGACACAGAGGAATACCCTATGCCCGTCGATGGTTATGTGTCTGATGAAATTGAAGAATCTTTGCGTGAATATTTTTATGACATAGACGGCGTAGACATTCTTAAAATTAATGTAATACAGAAAGGAATGAATAAATGAGTAACGTACTGCCTACAAGCTATCAAAATTTTATTGCTATGTCGCGCTATGCAAGGTGGAATGAAGAGGAAAGTAGACGAGAAACGTGGGTAGAAACCGTGTGCAGGTACTTTGACTACATGGAGGGCGTTCTAGAGAAAAAGCATTCTTATAAATTATCTAAACAATTACGGGGTGAGCTTGAGCAAGCAGTCATAGGACTTGAGATCATGCCAAGCATGAGAGCCGTTATGACAGCAGGGCCAGCTTTAGATCGTTGTAATGTAGGTGCATACAACTGCTCTTATCTTCCTATAGATAACCCTCGTGCCTTTGACGAGGCTATGTACGTGCTTATGAATGGTACAGGCGTAGGATTTAGTGTAGAACGAGATCACGTTGAAAAGTTACCTGTTGTAAGTGAAACATTTCATCGTAGCAATACCATGATTGTTGTGGATGATAGTCGCATAGGATGGGTAAAGTCTTTGCGTGAGTTGATTGCCTGTCTGTATGCAGGGCAGATACCTAAGTGGGACATGTCACGAGTTCGTCCTGCTGGTGCTAGACTAAAGACATTTGGTGGTAGAGCATCTGGTCCTGCTCCGCTTGAAGACCTATTTCATTTTTGTATATCAAAGTTTTCTGGTGCAGCAGGACGTAAGCTGTACCCTGTTGAGTGCCATGATATTATGTGCAAGATAGGAGAGGTTGTTGTCGTTGGTGGTGTGCGTAGAAGTGCTCTTATATCCCTGTCTAATTTAGGTGATGATCAAATGCGTCATGCTAAATCAGGAGAATGGTGGAAATATGAAGGACAACGAAGCCTTGCTAACAACAGTGTGACATATAAAGCTACGCCAGAAATGGGTACGTTCATGCGTGAGTGGTTGTCTCTGTATGAAAGCAAGTCGGGAGAGCGTGGCATAT